ATAATTTGGTGGCAGGACCAATTAATGCTTGTATCACCATAACCTCATTTGTTTATTTACATTTACTAATTTACAATAACAATCATACTTTTGTGTTTCTTCACCTATTTTTACTGTTTGATTAGCTAATCTATCTTTAAAATAATTACAATTATTTACATTTGATAAATGCAAAGTTCCTGCAGGATTACCTGCTAAATAGCATAATAAAACAAAGGCAGGTTTCATTTGCCATTCCTATTCATTATAGCCGATGCACCCATATATGCAGCAACAATGCCACCACCAGTGATGTAAAAAAGATTGCTAATATCGGCAAGTGCTTTAACTCTTTCGATATCGACAAAAAACATAGCAAAAGTAAAAGAAGCCATAGCAACCAAACTGGCAGTTGCCATTCTTCTTTGCGCCCTCTGTTTTCGTAAATCATGCTCTAGTTTTTCAATATCTGCCACATGTGACAGTTCATCATCTGATACTATACCATCGCCATCGACATCATATTTTGCGTAATCGGAAGATTTTTGCAACCTTTTTGGCATAAATCTTTATCCTTTCAATAATTGTAGGTTTTTCGCTAACATAGGCTTCATTTTTTTTTGTATTTGGATTATCAGCAATAAATCTACCTTTATCAGTTCTTGCTCTTTTTCTTGGTCTGCCTCTTTTCTTTTCAGTCATTATGGTGTCCTATTAAATTCTCCAGTATAATTAGATGTATCAATACCTGCAGTTGGTTCGCCATCAGAATTATTGGTAACACCTGTGCCACCAAAGGCATCACCAGTTGCTACTGGTTGATTTGATGCATTTTCTGCTGGTTTTTGACCAGTATAACTCCATGATGTTCCACTTCCTACAATTACTGCTGTTGCAGTAGCACCAACATTTCCAGAACCTGTACCTGCAACAAAATTTATTGGATTATCGTTATTATTGGTAACTGTAAAATTACTACCACTTATAGATATAACAACTGTACCTGTCGCACCGTCACCACCATCACCAGTTGCAACGGTAGCATTGCCACTGCCTGTAGCACTTATACCTAGTACTGATGCTCTTGAACCAGTAAATGAAAATGCTTCGCTTGTATTATTTGTTGTTGCAATATTTGCTGTTGCACCACTAGCAATATTTGTATTTCCTGTAGGTGTTGTATATGTTATCTGTCCACCACTGCTATTTGTTACTGCAAAAGTTCTTCCAGAAACTCTAAGTGTTTGATTTATTAATTTGGCAGTTGTAATATTAAACCCAGACCTAGTTCCAGCATTTCCTCTAGCACAAACCAAGGCTCCTCTATAATCCCATTTAAAGGTATTAAGTAAATTTGTTCCGGGGTCATTACTGCCCGGTGGTTGATAAAAACCTTGAAAGAAAATACCAGTAGATAAAGGACCATTTGTTCCGCCAGAACCTGCTTGGGCATTTGTATAGGTTCCACCAAAACCAGTAGGTGTTGTTCCTGTGTATCGAAAGTTTGATGCATTAGCACCAAAAATTTGTGTTATTTGTGCTGTTGTTGCTGTTGTACCTGAGCCACTATTGCTTGAACCTCCAGACGTAGAAAGTCGTGAACCGGGCCCTAATGTTCCAGTTGAAGTAACAATCGTAACCCCTGATGGTACTCTTGGGAAATAACCACCAAATCTAAATGTACCATTACCAGACGCAGGAGAGTTAACATAGGCATGCATTGTTAATATCACATCTTGTCCAGTTGTATCAGATGTAGTACTTGTTACTGTCGTTGCCACATTACCTGCCATATTACCAAGATTTGTACCTCCTGTACTTGAAGGTGATACAGTTACAGTGCCAGTTCTTGAACCAGAAGAAAAAGCAAGTGTTCCACCACTTGATACCAAGCCTCCACCTTTTAATTCAACTGTACCTGTACCATTATAAACAATAGGTGTTGATGCAGTTCCTGTACCAGATGCACCTAATAAATTTCTATCATTTATATCTAGTATAATTTTTTTATGATTTGCATTATTGTTGATTGTTATAGTTCCAGTAATATCTGCAGTTAATCTGTAAAATTGTACTGGTAATGCATCTTTAGAACCTGCTTTTGTATTTAAGGTTCCTGCAGAATCAACTGCTGTAAATCCTAAATTAGATATAAAAGGAACAGACATTTTAACTCCTTATGATTTAACTGTTTCTACAAAACTAAATTTACTACTACCTTGATAAAATGCTGATGCAAACTCTACTGCGTTTCCTAGACTTAAACCTTGCGAATTAGTTGGATATGCTAATGTCAATGTATTTGAACCTGTGTCTATTTTATCGACAACAATATACTGACCAACAGCCAAACTTCCTTCTGCAAGAGTTAAAGTAATATTACCACTTGTGCAATCTACTCTTTGATAAATAGATTTTGCAGAACTTGGTGTTAAAGTACCAGTTGATGTAATGGCAGATGGTGCATCAAAAGCATTGGCATTATAATATGTACTCATATCAGTAACTGCCACTTGTTTCATTGTGCCATCATCATTAAATACAACTCTGTCTGCATCTGCCACAGTTGTTGAAGTTGCTGAAACACCACCTCTAATAATATTTATTTCAGCGCCAGTTGATGATATTGCAGTTCCACCTAATCGTAGAGATGCTATATCTAATGTATTAGTTATATCTACAACTGCCGCTCCACTACCTGCACCATCAGCATATATTATTTTTTTACTGCCATTTGGTACTGTTACATTTGCACCAGAACCTTGTGTAAATATGGCATCTTGTCCAGAACCATTTTGCACAATGTAGACTTTATCTGCATTATTTGGGTCAATAGTAATTGTATTTGTGCCAGATGGTGAACCACCTAAAACCAATACAGAAAACATACCATCAGATAATGTGCCATCTGTGGTAGTTAAAGTATGTGTTGTACCTGACAAGGTAATAGCACCAACACCATTTATTGCTCTATCAATAATATCAAAATTGGTGTTGGTAGTATTTCCCCAAGTTCCAGATTGTTCTCCAGAACCTATTTTTTCTATACCATTATTAAGTGTATATGAACTTGACATTTTAATCTATCCTTATAATTGCATTAGCTCCTGCCGCTGGAAAAATTATTTTAAAAGTACCAGATGATACTGTAAAATCACCACCAAAATCTAAAACTGCAATAGCTTTATCAGAGTTTGTGCTATTATAGATTAAGGCACCTCTTGCAGTAAATGATGCACTTGTCCATGTTGGGTCTGCAGCATCAAAATGTGCTGTTGTTCCAGTTGTTGAAACTGCTTTACTGGTTAATGTCTCACCACCTGCTGTATAACCAGTTCCAGATACTTCGTTACTGGTTGAATAAGCTGTTGTTGATGCTCCTAAGTTAGCAGAACTTGTAAATAATGCTATTTTCAAAGTATCTGCTACTAAATCGTGTTGTTCATCTAAAATTTCAGCCTTAAATGAAGTACACATTGCTTGTGTTATTGCCATAATTTACTCCTTATTAAATTCCTGCCTCGTATTCACTGGCATAATTACGAGCCATTTCTTGCTGAAACAATGCTATTGCTTCATCAAATTGCTGTTTATACAAGTTTACAGTATCTGGAGCCTTAAGAAAAGTAGAAGTTTCATAAAGACACGCAGATAATAAAACTTGCTCTGCATTATCACCTATCCAACTATTTGCATTCAAGGTGGATAATCCTGTTTCTAAACCTATAAAATCAATCTCATATGCCAAAGTTGCAGATGGCACAGGACTAACTAACACTTGTATTCCAGAGGTTGTAGCTTTTTTTGTTGCATAAAACTCTGGTTGTCCTTGTGTCGTAACATTAGGTCTAAAATCTTTTATATAACTGTCTGTTCTATGTTTTAAATACACAACATTACTTGATGATGTTGTTAATTGTACTTGCCTAACCATTCTTGCATTTGCCACATTTATTGTTGCTGTACCTATTACAAAATTACCAGTATTTGTTTGTCTATAACATGGTAAATTAGGCAATCTTGCAAATATCATACTCTCTGCTTGTTTGATTATCTCTGGTATTGATGTATCTAATTCAGTAGAATCATCTTCTATAAAATTTTGTATATTAGTTTTTAACTGTGTAAAATTCATTTAATTACCCCATGTTCCAGTATTCCATGCGCCCTCATTCCAACCAATATTTGTTGCAGGTGTTGAAGTTCCTATTGCACCTGTACCTGCCACCCCAGTTTCTGTTTTATTAGTTTCAATGTCAAATCTTCTATCTGCTATTAATTGATTTGCGTATTGTCTTAATCCACCAGAGAAACCATATGCCCAACCTACATTTGGCTCACTTCCTCTTATATTAATGTAATTAGTACCATTTGCAGAAATATATCCACCATTGTCGCCTCCTGCATAACCACCACTATAGGTTGCAGTAGTTGAACTACCAACTAAAACATCATCTACAAATATCCTACCAGTACCAGATAGATTTACTTCTACCACCAATGTGTGTAATAATCCATCATCAGGTAAGCTAGTTTTTGGTACATCTACAATAACTTTGTTATCTGCAGGTGTATCATTACCACCAAGACCAAAGGCTAATCTAAATGTATCTGTATCATGGAAACCTACTGTAAGTCCTCTACCAGTTGCACCAACCTCAAATAAAGTACATGCTGTATCTACAACTTTAGGGAATATAACCTCACAAGCAAATACGACATTTTGATTTACAAAAAAGAGATTATTAGCAAGGTTTGTATTAGCTGATAATGTACTTGTTAAATTTAAATTACTTTCAAGACTTCCTACAGAACCTTTAGCACCAACACCCATGGTATCATCTGCACCACTCCAAACACCACTGTTCCAAGCATTAATACCCCAACCAGATGTAAATGAAATGTCTTGGTTTAGTGTAAGGGTACCTATGGCACCAGTACCTGCCACTCCAGTTTCAGTAACGATTGATGATGATACCTCATTTCCAGTTGTTCCAGTACCTGCCACACCAGAAGTGCCTGTAACATTGATTTGTATGTTACCATTACCAGATACACCAAAGGCTTCAACTGCTCCAGTACCTGCTATTCCAGTTTCTGTTATGACACTATCTGCTCTAACACCCTCTGTACCAATAGCACCTGTTCCTGCTACCCCTGTCTCGGTTAGAGTTAATTCAAATGTTTCTGCACCTGTTGTTCCAGTTCCAGCAACTCCAGTTTCTACTACATTAAGTTCCATACCCTCTGTACCAATGGCACCAGAGCCAGAAACACCTGTTTCTGTGATAGATGCTTGTGGAACATCTGCACCTATTGTACCTGTACCTGCTACACCAGTTTCGGTAATTGTAAAGTCAATTCTTATGCTTTCTGTACCAGTATTACCTGTACCTGCAACACCAGTAACATCAATATCAACACCAACAAACATGGTTTCGTTACCAACTGCACCAGTACCTGCGACACCTGTTTGATTAAATATTCTATCATTTTCAACACTTTCAGTACCTATTGCTCCAGTACCTGCAACACCAACCTCTGTTATTGATGTTTCTTGTGAAATTGTACCTATGGCACCAGTTCCTGCTACACCAACCTCTGTAATAGAAAGTTCTAGCGCTTCTGTTCCAATCGCACCAGTTCCTGCAAGACCTGTTTCAGTAACTATTGATTCACTAACTTCTTCACCAACGGTACCAACTCCACCTACACCACTTACACCAGTTACTTCTAAGAATAAATTACCATCTCCAGATACACCAAATCCCTCTACTGCACCTGTTCCAGCAACACCAACTTCATTGACCTCTAGCTCGTTTCCATAAAGACCTATGGCAGTAACTCCCTCTACACCTGTTGCAGTTGGTGTAGCATCTTGTTGAATAAATATTGATTGACTACCTAATCTACCAAATGCAGGTATACCAACAGATGTTTGACTTCTTGCCAATCTTGAAAGAAATGGATTATTAGTAAAACCTATTGATATTTCTACATTTTCTGGGTCATTATCTGGTCGTGGATTAAATAATGCAGTAGCATCTACAACATTTTTTGCAGGTGTTAACTGTGGGTGTTTAGGGCTATATTCTTCTGGTTCAACTCTTAAATTATCCCAAGTTGTTTTTAATTGAGTATAACGTACCTCAAAACCAGAAATATCACTGATTGCCTTAGATTTTTTCCCAGAAGCAAATTTTGCCATTATCTTAAATTTAATCCTGTTGGTTGTAATTTTAAACTAACACCATCATTATCATTAGATGATGCATATTCAAATGCCTCTTTATATAAATTACTAAGTAGTGGAAATTTATCTGGTGCAAATTTCACAGATAATTTACTTGCTAATCCTGCACATATACATTCTGTCCATGTATAAGGTATGTCTGTATCTTCGTTAGATGCAGTAATATCCTCTAATTGATTCATTGACCAATAATTTAACCTATATGTACTTCTATCTGGTGTTTGCCATAGAAATAATTTGTATATATTGTTTGAACCAGATTGTCTGCCTTTATCTAGCATATACTGATTTGGTTTACCTGTATCTGTTTTATTAGGTATTTGATTATACTCAGAAATTGTAATTCTATTTATGATTGTATCAGTTCTTGTAGCATCTGCATCATCATAAATAACAACATCTAATATATCTGTAATACCAGCAGGTAAATCATACGAAGAAGTATTTGCTGTTAAATTTAATGTTCTTTGGGTAACTGTCCAATAGTTAATCCCACGATTCGCCCATTCTGAAAATAATAAGTTTAAGCTTCTTCTGGCAGATATGGCTTGATACCCAGTTCTTGTTTGAATATCAATACCACATCTTTCATAAGCTTCGGTTATTATTTCTTCAACATTAGGTCTGAATGTAACTGTTCCAGATGTTGCCATTTTTTACCTTATCCATATTTTTTCTTCATTGTTAAAACAATCTGATAAGAATCACCTGCACCTGCACCAGTGGTTGTAAATTTTATATCACCAGTAGGGCTTGTGCCAGTTTGTTTTGTATTTGGTAAACCACCAACATCAGTATAATCTACTTCACCAGATTGTCCTTCATCAAGGTTAAGCATAATTATATTTGTACTGGCACCTGCCATAACTTGTACTGTCATGCCTTTAACAACCCATGTACATTTTAAAATTTGCACACCAGTACAAGCATCACCATTAGAATTTGCTTGTAATGTTGAAACATCAACTTTAGTTACTGCAGATTCGTTTCCAGTATCTACATATTGATATTGGAAAGCCATCACAATTTGACGAGTATTTTCAGAAAGAATAGTGCTTGATGTAATATCAGCCATTATATCCTCCTATTAACTGTCAGCAAATGGTGTTGCTACTGAACCAGAACCAATTAAAAGACCTTGCACCATGTATTCAGCAGTTGCTAATGCAGTAATTTCTACATAAGAACCCACTTTACCACCTTTAGTGCCATTATTCATATCAATAACGTCATTTGTTGCACCCGGTACAAATGCTTTTTTTGCATCGTCATCTACTGCAACCATTATTGAACCTACAAACTTGTCAGTACCATCTGTTTTGATTTTACCTGTCATATTTGTACCAATAAAAAAAGTATATTTAGCACCTAATTCTGCAGATTTTATTGATGGTAATGTAATCACACCATCTGCATCGTTGACTTCCATGATACGACCTGCATGGTCATTAAATGTTAATGTTGTTGCTACTGTAATTTCTTTAATATTGCTAGAACCTGCTTGTATAAAACCATTGTTAGATACAACTGGTCCTGAAAAGGTTGATTTAGCCATGTAAATTCTCCTTGTCTTGGCTATTGTCTACTTTCGTAGTCAAGGTTAATTATAAAAGGGTGAGCATTATACCCACCCTCGTTTTATTTAAGCGGCACCTTCTG